GCGTAGGCGGAGGCGGAGGCGTAGGCGTAGGCGTAGGCGGAGGCGGAGGCGTAGGCGTAGGCGTAGGCGGCGGAGGCGGCGGAGGCGTCGGCGTAGGAGGAGGCGGAGGCGTAGGCGTCGGCGGCGGCGTCGGCGTCTCGTCTAGCGCTCGCCAACTCTTCATCTGTCGCCAAGCCGTCACTGTGACGCCACGCAACATCCAGCGCATTGATACTGCTCTGATCTGTCATGAGGTGCTGAACTTGGCGCGCACACCAAACCGCATACTTTCGCCACAGACGAAAATCATCAGGCAGGCAACGAAGCGACCATTTAACGTCGTCAAAGCCATTGCTTTTCAGGGCAATTGCCAGGGGAAATTCTTCGTCATCAGCAAGCTTGCTGTAGCTTTCCGGAACGCCGCCATCTTCCAAAAATTCGGTTAGCTGTGAATCGTTGATCTTGCCGCGAGCGTGCAGGATTTTTGCCCAGCCGCTTGAGCATGGGTTTTGTGCAGCGATTTGGTTGAGGGTGATCTTGATCATTTGCCGTCTCCAATATTTTTCGATTTAGCCTGCTTTGCTTCCTTGGCCAACTCGCGGCGAATCTTTGCGCGCAGCCATTCCGGGCCTAGCAGACGCATAAACGCCTTCCACTCGCAATCATCCATCCGTATCGTTCTGCGCGCTCTAGTCATTTCGGTGCATCCGTTTGATTTCTGTCATGGCAATATAGGCACTGATTGTCATGGCGTCAACTATCTTTTTGCATCGCCAGAAAACGCTTTAAGCTGCGCTGCTTTTAGCTTTGCCTTCCAAGCGGCTTTGCGCTTTTGGTTTTTAGGTCGGCCAGGGTATGGCGATGCGCCGCATATATCGTCAAAGCTATCCATGATCGGATGCTTGGTATCAGTAACCACGCAGCGACTTGCCATTTCCTCGCCAAGCACTGCGACAAGCGCCTGCATTAGCGTGGTTTTCCCGTGGTCGATATGGCCAATAGTTCCTACGTTTAATTTCATCGCTTTGCTCCAGTCGCCCTGTGAGCCGACCCATCCAGCCACACGACCCGCCTGTCATTTCCGCGAACCATGATCACAAGGCTTTGTGATTGATCCACGCATTGGGTGAAGCCTTCGGCGCGCAGCTTGGATACCGCAATGCGTTGCTCAATCGACATCAGATCAGCCCTCCCATCTGCCGCATCCACGCCACGCACTCTTCGTAAGCTTGCTGACCGCACACAGCTTTGGCCGCCAAAGACCACTTAGCCGAGTCCTTGATTGTTTCGATCCTGTGCAGTTCGGATTTCAGCTTTACTTTTAGCGCGCCGAGTTGCTGCAATCTCGCATTGCCTACAGCGCTACACATCAGTGCAGCCTCGCCCATCTCCAATTTCACGGCAGCAATGGCATCGCGAATCATCCCGTCAGCCTCAAGCAAGTCCGGGGTTGTCTGCACGATTTCAAAGAAACGCTGCTCGTCTTCAAGAATTGACCTCATGCTACCTCCGATTCTGGCCAGATGCCCCGAGCAAACGCCAGGGCTTCGGTGTATGTGCATTTGTCGCCGACCATGGCAAACGATTTGCCTGCGGCGGTTACGATCCAGCAAGCCTTAGTCATGCGATACCCCTGCGCGCTGATTCCCACTTGAGCTGAACAACTACCGGCGAGCCTTCGCGCAGTCGGTCAACGCAGCGATCACCCATCGCCTGGGTCAAAGCCTCGGCTGAAAGGTTGGAAATGATCACGGTAGGCAGCTCGCTTTCATACCGCCCGTTGATGATTGCGAATATGGTCGAAAGCTCAAAATCGCTTGGCGCTTCTCGCGTCGCCCCGATTTCATCCAGAACAAGCAAATCAACGCGTGTGAGGCCGTTTATGATACTGGCCTCACTCTCACCCTCGTTTGAGCTGAAAGTCTGTTTAATAGACTGTAGAACGCCCCCAATCGTGCGATAGGCCGCTGTGTAGCCTGTATTGTAATTCAGATGGTTAGCAATCGAGGTTCCTAGGTGAGTTTTCCCCGTACCTGGCGTGCCGATCAGGATCAGGTTGCGACCTACTGCAAGATTGTCTTTGAAAGCGTCAGCGTATGCCTTGCACTTTTCCAGCGCCGCCGTCTTCTCTGGTGTGTCGCAGACGTAGCCATCAAAGCGCTTGGCCTCAAACCTTTTAGGCACGGCAGCGGATCCTAGCTTTTCGCGCAAACGGATCTGGCGAATAAGGTCTTCTTGTATCTTTTTGCGCTGATCCTCTTCTGCCTTCTGCTCAGCCTCACAGCTTGGGCAGCGCGAGAATGTGCGTTTTTTGAACATGGGTATCTGAAACGACTTTTGCTGAAACTCGCCGTGCTTCTCGCATACAGCGGTAGCAATCTGAATATCTTGATTAGAGTCCAAGGGTGCCGTCCTCTCGGGCGACTAGGCCCGCGTTGTAGTCGATGTTGTCAAAGCCGTGGTGTATGCCGTTCGGCTTTCCTGATTTGCTGTCTTTTAGCCAGTCAGCATTGAACCCCTGCCAGCCACGCTCTGCGCACACACGCACGGCCTCGCCGACAGATATCCCTGCCTTTGCCGCTTCCCTGATCGTCGCTTGCATAGCGGTAGGTGTCAGAGGTGCTTTCTTTTTTTGGCGGACGGCAAGCCAATCTTTAGCGTGCTGCTCGTTTACACCTAGGTTAATCAGGTCGGATGCCTTGAGAGTTTTTACTGTCTCGGACTTTTCCGGCGCTTGCGTATTCTTTTGCTCTTGGTTGGGGTTGGGGTTGGGGTTGGGAGCATTGCCTTCGCATGGCATTTCTATGCGTTCGCATCCGTTAAATGATGCGTTCGCATTGCCATCGCATTGCGGTTGCAATGCCTTCGCTTTATTCCAGCGAGACTTAGCGCTTTGTGATGCCTTCTCTCGCTTACCCGATACGGCCTGAATTTCCGCATCGCAGCGGAAGTGCCGCCAGCCTTCGTCGGTCAACGTGAAAAACTCAGACAAGACAGTATCAATGGCCTGGCGCTGCTCATCGTCCTGCGCGCGGGTCAATCTGTATACCTGCCGCATGTCGTCAGGGAATGGCGACTCTCGCTGGTAGTAGGCGTCAAGCAAGCGTCGATAGGCCATGTCCTCATTCCATGTGAGGTGGCCTGTAGCGCTTGCGTAGTCGCCCAAGTGAAAGGCGTAGTAGTTCACTGAGCGCCTCCCATATCCGCATACATTTGAATGCGAGGCTTTACGTCCTCTTCGTGTATGCGCGGGCCATCACTGCGCTTGCGTAATGCAGTCCAGGCATTGCGGCGACGGTAGTGGGTATCAACCCAATACTCCCCGCTGTACCTGCCTTTGCAAGGCTCGCCTATGGCCGACTCACACTGCGGACAAGGAACCTCGACAACGCATCGATCTGCGTAAATCCAGCGGCCAGGCTCATCAGGTACGCGCACAAACGCCTTTTTAGGGTCGCGCGCATCCATGGCTATCATGCTGATTCGTGGTGTTCTCATTTTTCACCGCCCAAAAAAAAGCGATTGTTCTGATCTGTCCCTTCTCAGGGTTGGCGGACTGGGTAAACGTAGTAAACCCCAGCACAGATCAGAACAATCGCCACTACGTTAAATTAATCGAGCCGCCAAGCTCGGTGCCAGGCTAACCCGGCACCACCATTTTAATTCATCCCGCTAGCTTGTGCTACTGCGGGCTGCGTCGATAGCATCACGCAGGCTGTGCAGGTTTTGCATAACTGCTTCGGTTGGCAATTGCACGTTGCCTATTTGGTTTGCTGGATCAGCAAGCCAGTCCAATCGATCACGATCTTTACTCAACTCGCGCACGTGCTGGAGTAGGGCTAGGATTGTGGCGGGGCTGGCGGCGCGAAAGTATGCTTCCGCTAATCCAAACTCAGGCCCGATGCCGTAGAACTCAACGCCAATGGCGTGATTATCAAAGTTGCAGTAATCGTTCTCGGCGCTGGCGTATCCTTCGCCGCAACACACCGGGCACTCAATCATGCGTCCGCTTTGCGTAACTACTTCCTCGGCGCTATCCAAGGCCATGGCGCTTACCTTGCCTGCCAACTGCTCAAGCTCTGCAAGCAATTCGTCGGTGATGCTGGTTACTGGCGTCGTGGTCATAGCTCTGAGTCCTTTACATTGCGAATGTAATATTCGTTTGGATATTTCCTGCTTGCAATCCAAGCGTTGCACTCTTTCCTTGTTTTGCGAATGGCTACCGGGGTAGGGATAATGATTGCTATAGGACTGGCTCCACCGCGCATGATCACATAGCTCATCGTGTCTTCACTCCGGCTGCGTGGATGGCCTCAAACGCCGCGCGCCGGGATTGCTGGGTTTCGTTGGTCATTGTGGCTGCTCCTTTAGCGCCTTATCGACGTATGCGCGGGCATCGCGCTTGGCCTTATCGATATCATCAACAGGATTGGCGCAAGTATTGATCCGGTAAATTCCTACATTTGCCGTCCAAAACCATCCGTTTTGCTTCCCTCGCCATCCGCCGCCATTCGGATAGATGCGCGCATATTCTTGTTCGCCATCGTGCAAAATGTAGCCGCGATGGCGCGCGCCTACTGCACGAAGCCCGGTTTCTTTTTCGCCAAGTTTCCAACGTAATTTACCTTTCATACTTCGCCACCCTTTGCCGCGCGGCGCAGCTTCTTGGCCTGTGCTTCTAGCTGGTTGGCGTGTTCTTTCATGGCTTTGCGGACTGCCTCGCGACGGCCTAATGGGACGGTTTCGGGCCACTGGGCAATGGCTTGGACGCTTATGCCGATCATCTTTGAAAGCGTGGCGCGGTCGCCAAAGTAGTTAATGGTTTCGTTCGTGTTCATTGCTGCCTCCGGTTTAGGTTTCAGCAATCATAACCTTAAATTATTTTTAAGCAAGTAGTTGACGGATATTAAATGTGATGCCATGATTCACCCATCGAAACGAACAACGCCCCGGAGGGCAAGAAGATGTCAAAGATGGATGTGCATTTCAGTAGCGCGACGGAAATGTGGGCAACACCTCAAGACTTTTTCGACAAGTACAATGCTATTTTTGATTTCAAAACAGACGTTTGCGCATCATCAGAAAATGCAAAGTGCGCTGTTTATTACACGGAGCAGATGAACGGATTGGCTCAAAAATGGGAGGGCTGCTGCTGGATGAATCCGCCCTACGGTCGATCCATCAAACACTGGATGCGGAAGGCTTACGAATCATCGTTAAACGGAGCAACAGTTGTTTGCCTGGTGCCAGCGCGAACAGATACAGCCTGGTGGCACGACTACGCCGTCAAAGGAGATGTCGAATTTATCCGGGGTCGCTTGAAGTTTGGCGGACACAAAAACAACGCGCCATTCCCTTCCGCCGTGGTTGTTTTCAAACCTTAACAACTCCGCCCCAGCTGACTGGGGCATTACCGAGGATGAACCATGCTACCAAGTGAAATCGAAGAATCAGTATTGCAGGCGCTGGATGATGGGCATGAGCCGACGCTGGAGCAGTATTCAGAGTTCGCGGCTGGCCACATTGATGCGGGAGCGCTGACTGAGGCTTTGTTCCTATCGATCATTGAAACGGATCGCGAGCAGTGGACTGCCGTTCTAGCAGCCTGCCTGCGCACTGGAGCGCCAGAACTAGGCGAGGCCCTGGCCAAGATCGAACGCCACATAGACGCCCAGCGCAAACCCTTCGCAGCAGCGCGGGCTAGCGGCCTGGATGATGCCAGCGAGCATGACCGGCATCTGCTGGCTGACTTGCAGCGGGAACTCAATTCGGGAGGTTACTGATGAATATGCACACACCAAAGCCGTGGAAAGCTCGCAAGGTTGGCGGTGCTGGATTTAAAGGCCAGATAGGTTACGCCATTGACTACAACGAAGATCAAGAGCAGGTCGTTGACTTTGTGTACGAAGAAGCCGATGCGCACTTAATTTCAGCCGCTCCAGAGTTGCTGGAGGCTCTTGACGAGGCAATCAGCATGCTCGGCAGTCGCTTGATAAAAGATACTTTCGGCTACGACTGGCACGAAAAAGCAACCGCAGCAATTGCTAAAGCCCGAGGTGAAGCATGACCATTGAAACGATCAAGGCAAACAGCAATGACGGCGGAGAAGTCTATCGCCTGCTGGTCATGGTTCACAGCATGGCCGGTAGCCTGGCCAACAGCCCGCGCAAAGAGTTTCAACTGGCGCGAACTCAGAGTGATCCGATGTATGGGCCAATCTTAACTGTGTGGACGAACGGCATTGTGGATATTGAGGCCCGCACCTGGCGTGATAACGAATCGCCTTCCTACCACGAATACAGCATGTATGCCTGCGCAAAGGATGACGAATAATGAGCAATCTAGAATGGCAGCGCGCCACCGCAGAAAAGGTACTCCGCGCACAGGTAGACGCAATCAGCCGCTCGCAGTGCCCGAGCAGTGACTTTGCGCTGGGGATGGTTGAGGCTTATTACCCGGTCGATCTGCTGGATGACGTGCGCCTAGGCTACTGGCGCAAGACGATTGAAAACGCTGTGCAGGTTAGGCGGCGGGAATTGCGCGAGAAGAAGCATGCGGCGTTGTTCGTTGCGCCGGTAGTCGGCATAGATGGGTTGATCAATGACCCGTCGATGTGCGCGATATCTATCACGCCTTGTTTGCCTGCAAGGGATGTGACCTATGACTGACATGACCGAAGTGAAAACGGCTGATTTATCTGGCCCGGCACTGGATTGGGCTGTTGGCAGCGTAGACTCGGTATATGGCTTGCAGGTGTGGCATTTTACTGACGGAACGCTTGATATTCGATTCTGCGAACCTGAAACGGAAGATAGCCCGCGAACGCTTACTTATTCTCCTTCCACCGACTGGGCGCAGGGAGGCGCGCTGATTGAGAAATACACAGTCAGCATAGAGTACGGCGTGAATCAGGACTCGTTCCCAGGATGGAGTGCAATTGTCGGGCCTGTGACATACATGCAAGAGCCGGATGCTATGGGCGGAACCCCACTCATCGCCGCCTGCCGGGCAATCGTCGCAGCCAAACTAGGCGACGTTGTGAGCGTGCCGTCCGAACTGATTAGTCAATAACGAGGTGATCTATGGGTGAGTGGATAAAGTGCAGTGAGCGGTTGCCGGCTAAGCCTGACGCAAGCATTGTGTTTGAGTCCGTCGATTATCTGGTGAGCGATGGTGAGCGAGTCCGCGCCGTTCGTTTTGATCGCGGCCACGGAGGCGGAAAGCCTTGGGCGTCGTGGAATACTTATGGCGACATTCGTCCAGACCACATAACCCATTGGCAGGCCATGCCAGAGCCGCCACAGGACTGACTGTCTGCATGTACAGCTTGACGGAATGGCGCAGGCGGCCATAATGACCGTGCCGAAGGCTTGAGACCCGGACGCAAGCAGAGACCTAGAGGGGCAGCCCGCAACGGCGAGCACCTTTCCTACCCTGTGACCTTTAGCCTCCCCGCTATGGTCGGGCCACAGGGGAAGTCTCAAAAAGGTGTTCGACCATTGCGGGCTTTTTGTTTTCTGGAGATTCACATGACAGCAGCAACCGAAGTCGTAACCGTAGCCAAAGAGAACGCCTTGCAAGTGTTCAGCGCGGAGCAAGGGCTTGACCCGTACCTGGCAAAAATTCGCGCAGAGATTGAAAGCTTTGTGCCTGACGTCTCAACCGCCAAGGGCCGAAAAGAGATTGCGTCCATCGCTTACAAGGTGGCTCAGTCTAAAACCGCGCTGGATACCGTAGGAAAAGAGCTTGTCGCAGAGCTTAAAGCTGTGCCGGCCAAGATCGATGCAGAGCGCAAGCGCATGCGTGACTTGCTAGACAGCTGGAAAGACGAGGTGCGCGCACCTTTGACTGCATGGGAGGCCGAAGAGGCCGCGCGCGTTGCTCGCCATCAGGCGAACATTGATTACATGAAATTGCGTCTTGAGTGCCGCGATCTTGATGCGGCCGAGCTGAAAGAGAATATCGCCACCCTTGAAGGGACGATCATTGGCGAGCATTGGGAAGAGTACGAAGCCGAGGCAGCGCGCGTAAAGGACAAGGCGCTTACCGCATTGCGTGACGCCCTGGCGATCCGCGAGAAGCACGAAGCAGAGCTGGCAGCCATTGCCAAGTTCCAGGCTGAGCAGGCTGTGCGTGAGCAGAAAGAACGCGAAGAGCGCATTGCCCGCGAGGCGGCAGAGCAAGCGCAGCGCGAAGCCGAAGCCAAGGCGCAGGCGTATCGCGAGAACGTGGCGCGCGAAGCAGCAGAAGCGGAGGCAGCAGCCAAGCGGCGCGAGGCTGAACTTATTGAACAGGCCGCCCAGCAGCAGCGTCAGGCCGAACAGCAAAAGCGCGATGCGGAGGCAGCAGCCGAACAGGCGCGGTTAAACGCAGAGCTTGCCGAGCAGCGCCGCATTGCAGCAGAAAAACAGGCAGAGCTTGACCGCATTGAAGCAGTGCGCCGCCAAGCCGAAGCCGTAGAGCGCGCCGAGCAAGCCGAGCGCCAGCGACAAGCCGACGAAGCCGCACGCCTGGAGGCAGAAGCCAAAGCACGCGAGGCCGACCGCGCGCACAAGGGCGCAATCCTGAAAGCGGCTAAGGAAGCAATTCAGAAAACCGGCGTCACCGAAGAGCAGGCGAAAGCAATCGTCAAGATGATTGCTGCCGGCACCGTTCCAGCCGTTTCGATAAAATACTGAGGCCACCATGTCGAATATTGCCATCATCGAACAGGACATTTACGGCGCGCGCAATTCGTTTGCGTCTGTGCTGACTGATCCTGCTTTGAACTTTGAGCGCGAGGCCGGCTTTGCCTTGCAGACTTTTCATAGCAACGACTTTGCCGCCAAGATTGCGATGGGCAATCGACAGTCTGTCGTTAATGCCGTGACCAACATCGCGGCAATTGGCATCAGCTTGAACCCGGCAAAGCGCCAGGCGTATCTGGTGCCTCGCGATGGCCGAATCTGCCTGGATATCAGCTATATGGGCCTGATGGATTTGGCCATGGCCACAGGCTCAATCAAGTGGGCGCAAGCTGAGCTTGTGTATGGCCTGGACAGTTTCGCGCTTAATGGCTTCGACCGTCCGCCTACGCACACCTACAACCCGTTCGCCAAGGATCGCGGCGAAGTGGTCGGCTGCTATGTGGTCGTTAAAACAGCCGATGGCGACTACCTGACTACTTGCATGAGCCGTGAGGATATTGACGGGATCATGAATCGCTCGCAGTCGGTTAAGTCTGGCAAGACTTCACCATGGAAAACCGACTATGGCGAGATGGCCAAGAAGACGGTCGTTAAACGCGCCTACAAGTATTGGCCTAAGACCGAGCGGCTAGACAAGGCCATCCATCACCTGAACACCGACAGCGGCGAAGGCTTGGCGACCATGGCGGGGACGCAACCGGGCGGCGATCTGGCAGACAAGTGGATTACCCAGGTAGTCAACAGCGAATCACTGGAAGCCCTGCAAAGCGTCTGGCTGGCCGGCAAGGCAGAAATGCAGGCTGCCATGGATGTTCACGCATTCGCAGCGCTAAAGAAGGCCGTAGAGCAGCGCAAGGCCGCATTAACCACACAACAGGAACCGATTGAAGGCGAGGTGGATAATGGAACAGCTAACTGAAAGCTGGCGCAATGCCAGGCTTGGCCAAGTGACAGCCAGCAAGGTTAAAGACGTGATGGCCAGCGGGCGCAGTGGTGCGCCTTCTGCCACCCGTACCAACTACATGATGCAACTGCTGTGCGAGCGACTGACAGGCACATGGGAAGAAGGCTACACCAATGCCGCCATGGCGCGAGGCACTGAACTTGAGCCGGTCGCACGACTTGCCTATGAACTGATGCAGGATTGCGCGGTTGAGGAAGTCGGATTGATCCAGCACCCGAAGATCGCCAACTTCGCAGCCTCGCCAGACGGCGTGATTCTGTTGCCTACAGGGCGCGGCGGCCTGGAAATCAAATGCCCTAACACGGCGCAGCACATCGCGGTTATGCGCGCAGGCAAGCATGACAGCCAATATGAGTGGCAAATGCTGGCGCAGATGGCGTGCGCGGAACTGGAGTGGGTTGACTTTGTGAGCTTCGACGACCGCCTGCCAGAGTCATTGCAGTACGTTTGCCACCGCTACCAACGCGACGAGCCGCGCATTCGTGAAATGGAAAAGGGTGTAACCGAGTTCCTGGCTGAACTGGCAGAGCTTGAGGCCGATATGCGGCAGCGGATGGCGACATGAAACGCTCAACAGTCAAAGCCCTGCACCTAGGCAAGCCAGTAGTGTGGCAAGTCGCCGACATTATCCGGTTTGAAAGCCAGCAGAAGTACACCGTCTGCCATCAGCGTGACGGCCGACAACTGCTGATAACCGACAGCCTGCGGACTTTGGCTGTTGAGCTTGCCGATAGATTCATTCAGGTCAACAGGGCCGCCCTGGTCGCGCGTGATGCGCTCTTGCGAGTCGAGAGCTACAAAGATCGCATGGAAGGCGTTGCGTTTCTTGTAGGCCATGCAGAGCCGCTCCCATGTGGGCGCAAGTATGTATCAGCGGTCAAGCGCTTCATTCGTCAGCGCCAGGCCGAAACAACGGAGGGATAGACCATGGATTACTTCACAGTTGAGCAGCATCAGGTCAATCGGGATGCCATTCGTAAAAGCATCGCACTGCTAACAAACCGGCTAAACCAGATGGAGCCGGAAGTGCGCGGGCGCGCGGAAAAGACAATCTTGAACCTGCGTGGCCAGGTGCAAACGATAACCAAGGAACTCGAAATGGCTGGTGCAAAATGATCGCTGAAATCCAAGCGCGCGACCCGATCCGCTCTGAGCTGGCAGCACAGATGGCAGAGTTCGAAGCGCAGTTCGGCAAGGTTGAGACGCTGCCCATCCGCATTGGATGCGCGCCAATTCCTGGATTCACCATCCATGTTCCAGGCAAGCCGAGACCGGAGGCCAAGCCAAAGCGTGCGCCAGGGCCTAAGAAGCCGCGCGCGAACATGGTGATCAAGCAACAGAAGCTTGCCGCTATCCGAGAACTGGCCGGCAAAGGCTTGAGCTTTGCCGATATCGCAGATCAGGCCGATTTCACGCCGAAGATGACCGTTAAATACATCATGCGCTTGGTCTATGACTACGGCATTAAGCGCGGCCCATCTACCAATCTTGAGGGTTGAACCATGTCGCTTCCACTTCTTGCACTGACAGACGAAGAAGTAACCCACTACGCGCACTTTGATCAGGATGCAGCTGAGGAACTTGCGCGCCGCAATACTCGCTACTCAGCGGGCTACATCGCGCAGATTGAAAGGCTTGAACGCGAACTGAGCGAGCGTGAGTCTGAGATTGAGCGCTTAGAGGAAGAGGCAAGCGACTATGAGAATCAGTGGCGCGCCATGGAAGAAGCCGGATCATTGATCCGAAAAGCCATGGCAGCGGAAGACCAAGCCGATACGGAGACATATTTGAACATGGCTCTAGAGGAGTTGGGCCAATGAGAAAGCCAAACAACATGCAGGCCCGCATGCAGCGCTCACTGTCTGCGGTACTGCGCACAAATCACGTAGCGGTTATCAATATTGATCCGAGCGGCAAGCAAGGCATGATCAATTGGGTGAACTGCAAGAATGTTCCGCCAGGCCCAAAGGTGGCTGCGGCTATGTGCGACTACGCGCACCGCTGGACTATATATCTCAGCGGCCTGTGCGTTGATCAGGCGGGAAACCGCTACACGAAGTCAGAAGAGATAGCGCCGCAAGGCGTTTACCTGGCTGCGCACCTGACAGACGTTATTGAGCAGACTTACAAGGCGCTGGTATCAAGTTGCAACCCGGCGCACTTGGTTGGTAGCGGTTGGCTGGCAGTCCCTGACGACGTGACGATTGACGAGGCGCAGGCTTATAAGCTGTTTGAAGCTGTAGGCGCGTGGCAACAGCAGAAGGAGGCGGCGTGATGGCCAAGTCAGCCGCAGTGAGAAAGCAGGAACAGAGAGAGCGCGACAAGCTGGCCGAAGAGGAAAGGCTGGCGCGCCTTCTGAGCCGTCGAATCACGCTTGATTTGTACAAGGCAACCGACGCCAAGCTGATAGAGCTTATGGCCGTGCTTGAGATCGAGGAGGCGCAAGACCTGTTGACTCGGTTGATCCACGGCGCTCACCGGCTAGACCTTGAGCAGCTTTCATCTTTGACGGCGTTAACTTGAGAAAGTACCAAGTCACGCCACAATGTCACGGTGTATAGTTTCTACATCAAAACGAACAACGCAGGAGACAAAAGATGATCAGCAAATTCGTAGACCGCTTTATGCAGAACAAACCGCAGCTTCGCGCCGTTTTTGCCGCTGGCCACCCTGACGACTACAAAGCAATCGTAAGAGCAGTCATACAGAGCATTGTCGGCGATGGCTATGCAGATCCTGATGCTGATCGGATTCACCAGATTGATGATGGCGACTATCAAGGCACGTTGGTTTTTGTAATTGCCGCGCATGGCTACCAGCCTGATGACTACTGGTTTGTTAAGGTCGGCTATGGGTCTTGCTCTGGCTGCGACACGCTAGAGGCAATCCGAGAATACAGAGATAACGCACCAACAGAAAATCAGATCGATCAATACATGACTCTTGCCTTGCACATTGTTCAGGGTCTCAAGTCGATGCAAGTTGATAACGACTAAGCGAGGACACGGCCATGCGACAGCAAGCGACCAAAGCCAACACGGCGCAGATTGAGCTTCACGTAAAACGCCAGAAGGAAGGGCTGCCAAGCGATTGGGAGAGCGACCATCCATTCATCGCGGCGCTGATCGGTGTTTCAGTCCTAGCGCTGTCCATCGGCCTGATCGTGGCGACTTGGGTGTCTGCGGGTGCCGGGCTATGAACGAGCGCTATCAGCATTTATCCAGCGGCGTTATCTATCGCGTCGTGATGGAAGTCGCCGGCCTGTGCGAGCTGGAAAACATCGAACGCGGCACGATGTACCGGAGCCGTGAACAGTTAAGTGATGCGGAAATTTGGCGGCGGATGCCCTAGGAGAATCACATGAGCCTTACAGACCAAGACCGAATCGAAATGGCGGCCGACAACTGCGAAGTGCTGCGCGCTCGCCTGGCGAAGTACGAGGATGCGGACGGTAATCCGAAAGACAAGCCTAGCGGGGTGGTGCCTGCCGCTCTGGGTAGCGCTTTCATAACCTGCGAATCTGGTGATGCCGGCTATCGCGTGGTGATCAAATCCGAAAAGCTGCAAGAGTCGCAGCAGGTGCATAACTGGCTAGTTTTCCTCAACTCATCCCCTGTCATCGCTGGCGACCCGGAAAAATGTAGCTATCAGGACGATCCGCGCAGCCCTGCTGAGTTGAGCCTAGCCGGCTGCAACTGCGTTCGGTTTGGCGAGGGTAATCCGCATTGGCCCTGCAAGCTGCATTCTTCTGCCAGCGTTGGCGGGGTGGATGAGCGGGCGGCGGACGCCCTAGATGAGTAGGGCAATACGGTTGTGGAATGGGATCAATCGCAGGTGCGATCCAAACAGCAGCTATGCGAGGGAAACGCCAACCTATGTTGGATGCGTAAACGGGTTTACAGATTTTAATGAGTTCAAGTCTTGGGCTGAAAGCAACCCATGCTTTTACAAGAAAGATCATCTTGGCAAGTTCTGGCACCTTGATAAGGATCTGCTTGAGCCTGGAAACAAAGTCTACTCACCAGAAAAATGCATTTTTGTACCGGCAAGGATTAACACGCTTTTTGGTGCATCAAATGCAACAAGAGGCAAGTGGCCTATCGGGGCTTACAAATATCCAAGAAGGGAAAGCTGGTCGGCCCAGTGCAGTGATGGAGAAAAGACCAAGTTTCTTGGCTGCTTTGATTCTCCAGAAAAGGCCCACAAAGCCTGGCAATCGTATAAAGCAAAGCTGGTATTGGACATTGCCCTTAACTACGAAGAAATAGCTGGCGAAGAGGCAATCAAATTGGCTCTGATCAGAATATCAAACTCAATCATGGGCGACTTAGCTGCTGGGCGAGAAACCTTTGCGCTAACCGAGACCCCATCAGCAGGCAGTCATAAGGAGCAAGGCGAATGAGCATCGTCCGCCAAAACCTCATGACTCGCCCAGGCTATTCGCCGTACTGCGGCAATGAGCATTGCCGGCACAACATGCCGCGTACTGGCTGGGACGGCGAGCAGTTCAAGTGCGCTTGCGGCTGGCGATCCCAGTTCCCCGCCGATTTTATCGCTGAGTACAAAGCGAAGTGGCATAGCACCAACCACAGTGGAGTAACTGACATGGACAAAGAACTGAAAGCGTGCCGAGCTGATCTGCACAATGGAACCCCGCCAAAAGTGCGCGGTTTAGTTGATAAATTTGAGCGGGCAATCCGCGCGCAGATGCGATGCAAGGCCGATGCAAAATCAGAAGCAAAGCACGCTGTAAACATTGCAAGGCTCGATCTTTTGAAAGCCATATCAATACTCGGAGACAACAATGCACGATAGCGATTGCAGCACCAATAATCGTGGAGTTCCTGATCTGCTTGGGCCGTGCGATTGCCGCGCCCAAGTCAGCCAAGCGGGCGAGGCTGTTGAGGTGGTTGGCTACATTGACGCAAATGGCTGCCTCTGGAACGGGACAACGCATCCTGGCCGCATGAATCCCTTAATGACCGTCGCCCAGCACCAGCGCATTCTGGCTGCGGCCACCCACCCAGCCGACCAAGTGGCAGAGGATGTGGTTGTGTCGCGGGAGTTGCTGGAGCGTGTAACTGTGCCGATGCTTGGAACGCCTGAATACCTGTTCGACCATCGCGACGCATTGGACGAACTCCGCTCCCTGCTGGCCAATCAAGAAGGGGTGAAGTCATGAGCTACAGAGCCTTTGAAATAATGGCAAACCTTGCAAAGCGCCGGCCTCTTAGAGGCATCCAGACGGTTTGCGAGACTCAGCACCAGATCAGCACCAGAAAACTTGAGCACTATGCCGAGCTGGCAGGTGATGAACTGGCAGGATATGCGTTCAATCTGCGTAATGAGTTCGACAAGATAAGCAAAGAGCGAGACGCCGCGCTAAAGCAGGCGGAGGGGTTTCGGTCACTACTTCACGACGCCAAAGCCGCGCTCGACCCATTCGATGACAAGATTTTAGAGGCTAGAATTGGCGCAGCGCTGAGCGCCAAGCCATGAGGGGCGTAGGCAAAAAGCCAATAATTCCGCGCAATCTCGGAATTAACGAGCTTGTTCTAGCGTATGAACTTCGCGCGGAAGGATGCAGGCGCAAGCTTATAGCCAGGGCTTTAGGCTGCTCGGTCTGGTATCTCAATGTAAGGCTTAAACAGATTGAGCGCGAGGGGATTGCATGCCTAACCTAATCGCCGTCTGGCTGCTGTTCTACTGTTTAGCCTGGCTCTGCTGGGCCTTGGCAGCACCAATTATCGCCGACGCTGCCAAGGTTCCAGCCAGAGAGCAGCACATCTGCCCGATGCTGGTTATCAGCCACGGCATAGGCGCAGACCTGAAAACCTTCACAAGGGTTCGGGATATCTGTCAGCAATAGACACGACAACTAGATTTATAGCTCGCCTTATTGCCCTCGCCATTCCCGCTCAAGCCGTGCGCGTAGCGGGTTCTCTTGCGGCTCGCTAGTGAACGAAACTACCCGATAGGCAGACACAGCCATATAGGCTAGTCGGCGACGTAGCCAAGGCGTGTTGAGCGCTTCCATAGCCTCAAGAAACAGCGCATCAGCCTTAGCCCGCGTGATCCGAACAGGCTCGCCATCCTTGATGATCGTCAGTGTCCTACATAGCTTGTCATGCAGTACCGCCGCTTGGCCGTGAGCGCCGTCAGGCGGCACGATGCTCCACAGGATACGCGGCACGCTTGCCCGGTCTGACAACTCGCCCCACTCGATATCGACCCACTCATTGCTCCTAAGCTCGCCGATGTAGTACCGGAAGCCACGAAGCACGCGCCAGTGGTCCTCGCCCAATAGCTGGCTGGCGTCGTAGTCGTATCGGTAGTCCAGTGGCCCGGAGAACTTCTTAAAGCTACTCGACATGGCTATTTATCCTTTCCCTAAGGTTCAAAGTGGATTAAGTCAAGGCATTCAAAGTGACCACCTCCCAATGCGGGTTATCGCTCTCGCCTCTCTCCCGGCGCTTGCCATCCTGATCCCAGTCCGCGCCGTGACGAATTCCGATGCCAAGCTCTTTGGCAGCTTTGGCCATCGCATCAGCAATAGCGTCAAACTTGGGAAGTGTGTTCCAGTCTATCGGGTAAGGCACCAAATCTACGGCATGCCCATACCCATCAGGCTGCTTGAAGTGGTTCGACTTGAGCGTCCATGTCACCTTTTGCAGTTCTGGCTTTGCCAGGCCTGGGTTAACGCCAGCAATGACCAGCTCGCCCGGCGTTCTCCCTTGGCCGTACAGCTCGAGCTGGCGCTTATCCGTGCGAACACCTTCAAGAACCATAAAGTCTTGCGGGGTTAGTTCAATAGCGCGCCTCACCACAGACACAAGGTCAGGGTGAACGCCGGACAGACGCTCTATGCTTTTGGTGCCTAGTACGTATTTGCCCATGGTTACACCGTGTAGTTTGGAGTAACAACGTTGGCCGTGCCGAGGTTACTCGGGGCGGGCACGGTGCAGTCAGTCATTGTATTGTTGACAGCCAGGTTGTTAGTGCTTGCAGTGTCTAGCCGTACAGCCGTGTTGATGTTGCGGAAATGGACGTCCTTGCATATGTTGCGGTCGCCATTTGAGTAGAAGCCGAAGCCTCCAGCGCCAGCGGCAAAGTTTTCTACTGTGCCGCCGCGAGCAACCAATTTTGAGGTTGACGCAGCAAAATTGTAGCCCTGCCTCCAACCAAAAAAGTCACACTCATCAAATGAAAACCCTGTCACGGAGGATGCCGTGACAACAGCTGCGCCGGTCGATTCTACTAGCCCAGCGCTTGCTTGGATGCCCTTGAACCTATTATTTCTGCACGTAACAGACGATCCGATACTGATAGCGTTACCTACGTTTGCTACTGCCGCCCCAGCGACCTTTACGCCTTCAAGGGTTAACCCTTCCAAAACGTTTGTCGTTTCAATGCGTATCGCTGCGCCGCTGGTTACTTCCGCCGTGTAATTCTTGATTGTTACTCCAATCACATCAATGTTGCGAACGGTATTCCCTGCCCCGCCGATGATAAGCCCCTGGAATGCGTACCCGTTACAGCCGCCGCCAATAACCTGGCTGTCACTTCCGCCTTCGATACGCATAAACGAATAGCAGCCGTTGGCGATGTTGTTCGCCCACAACAGGTGTTGCCCAGTGCCGTGCATTTCGTAAGCGTAGGATCTGCCTGCGCCGCCAGCCATGCAGTCCTCTGCAACGTTGTCGTGGATGATGCCGAACATGCATTGACCCCAAACGCCAAGTCCTGCACTTGCAGCAGTCGTTACAACAAGGTGACGCGAGCGGCTTCCCTGATTGTCATGCACGGTGAAGTACTGGCAAGCATCAAGCAGGGCAATCGCGTAGAAGATAGTCCCGGTTACGCCGTCATAGAACGTGCCGCGTAGAGTGTTGTGATGCACCCAAAACTTGATACACATGCTGATTTCACAGGCGTATTGGTCAAGGTTCACTAGGTCGCAGTTGCGAACTTCAAAGTCACGCGCAAAACGGAAGCTAATCCCGCGCTCGTTGCTTGCTGCGACACCAGAACCGATAACACGGACGTTGTCCAAGACTACATCTTGCACAAAGTTGCACTTGCGCAGCGCTGCGCCAGTTGCCGTGGTGTACGCCTGCACAAGAGGGGTGGTTATGTTTACGGTGTTGCCGACCACGCTACGAACTTGCACCCACTCACCCCGGGCCACGTTATAGCCGGAATATGGGTAATAGCTGGTGTCTACCGTAATAAGCAGCCATTCATCAGCAGTGAACAATAGGCCGTTAGTGACTTGGATCGCAAACGAATTTGCGGCGACGTCTGCGCTAAGGGTTGAGCTGCTGCTTAGAGCGCCCTGGAATACAAGGGCATGCTTCGTGCCAGTCAGTGCGCTGGCGTCAATGTTAAAGTCCTGCATGTAGCAGTTGCTTGCGCCGAAGATTGTAGAGGTGATCTTGTACGTTTTCAGCCGGTCGCCGATCAGGGTCTTGCCCTCAACAGATGCAGCCGTGACAGCCTCTTGCACCTTTACAGTTTCGTCGCTTCCGTCCCCGACAAGCCCGAACTGCGCGGCGGTAATGTATGCGCTGGCATTCACAAGCGCGCTTTCTGTCGCAAGCCGAAAGCCGCCCTCGGTCAGACCGTCATGCACAACCAGGGTGTGCACATCCGTATCAACACTGACCTCTCGTTGAGCGCCAGTGAAGAGGGCATTTTCAGCAGTGGTGCCGCCGCGCAATTGCATTTGTGTAGACATTGAGCTTCTCCGAAGCGCTAGGCCGGTCGGGCCGGCCTTCTGGATTAGGGCCGCTTAAATTCCGGTAGCTCGCCAAGAAACTCAGCAACAGTTGGCTGCGCACGACGGCCAGACGATACAGCCTCAAGGATTTCATACCCTTTGACGTTGCATGCCTCCATCCAGTCATAGAAGGCCGTTCCCTCTTTCTCAAATGGGCCTGGCCGATGAGCGCGTAAGCAGCAGGTTTCCCAGCCTTGGTAGCCCATTGATTTTGCAACAGAGTCAAACCGCTCCATCATGGCGCTGTCGTATTTGTGCTGAGCGACCTTGGCCGCTTTCTCTTGGTCGATGATTATCACTTTCTACCCCCGCGACCAGATGGCTCGCCAATGCTGCTTGTGTCGATAGCCCAAGCGTTGCGCATATCCCTGTCAGATGGGATTGAGCTTGTTGGGACGATCCAGAACGGAAGCCCTTGCGGCACGTCTTTTGTGCCGATCTGCTCAAGCGTCAATCCGCAGTTACATGGGATTATGACGGCCACAGGAAGGCCAGGCGGCTGGTAAATAATTCTTTGGCTCATCATTTGCCTCCAAAAACTTGTAGCATTACGCGAGTAATATCGAATGGAGTGGTGCCGGAAACAGTGTTAAGAACCCGGAAACCTGCCGTTGTTGGAGGCACGTCGTTTGTTACGGCAGGGCCGGCCCCGATCAGTAACCCCTCTGCGGACGAGCCGTTATTAGGCCCAACGCCGTCGCATACTGAGTAATTCGCGTTTGTCATGGGCACAGTGAAGTTAATGGCGTAGTCGCCAACGGCGTTGTCCGTGATGCTGCTCACGTTGTAGCTATCGCGAATGGCCACAACTCCAGTGCCGTTGAAGTTCACCCATGCTGTGGCTTGAGCCTTGGCGTTATCAAGCGGGATCAAGCCAATAATCGTTTGTCCGCCTTGGCCTTGAACCTTGCTAGGGCTTGAAGCCCACACGCCAGCAGCTGCCTGGGTAGAATCGACGTAACCGACAACCCGGTAAGGAACGCCAGCGCGCGCAAACTCAGAATAAAAGGTGCTTGCAGAGTTCGATGCCGCACTGATGGCAGTGGTGTTAATAAGGGTGTCTTCGCTCAGACTGCCAATCCCTGACGTGTTTGCTACTGCAAGCTCAAGAACCCCGGCGTTGTTAATCGCGACGATGGCTATCCGGCTGGCGACGCCGTTGGTAGTTCCGAGAGTAGCCCCAGATGGGATAATTAAAGATTCTGTTGCAATGACAGGAACTGACGTTACCGCGCCATTGGCAAGCGTTGGCGATCTGAAATCAACCGTGCATGGCGTGAGCGATACCGTCATCGCGTTACCGCTGACACTGGCTGCGACCGGACGAATTTGCGGGTCTGCCTCTGCGGCCTTACGTTGCAGCTCAAGCCAGTCATTGCCAGAGTCATAGATAAGCGTGGTGCGCCCATCAATATCGCCTGGGGCCGGATCGGAGCCGTCTGGGTACTTGATGTTTTTCACACCAAGAGATTGGAAGTTTGCGCTTGAAGGGCCTGTGTTTGGGTTTTCCGTGACGAAGCTAAAAATCACGCCGTTACGGTAAGAGTTCGGCACATTGGTGTTTGTCTGCGGGGTGAGGATGTAGCTATCCGCTACAGAACCGCCGCCTACGTCGTCAATGTACAGATACGTCCCGTCTGAAAGCTTCTCTTCTGTCGCAAGGGGGAATCCGCCAGCCGTAACACCGTCATGCACGACTAGGGTGTCTTTGTCGGTGTCTACCGTGACCTCTCGCTGCGCGCCGGTAAAAAGAAGCGTGGCCGCAGTCGTGCCGCCCCGAAGCTGCATCTGTGTGGACATTAGCTCAACCCTCCAAGGTCAATCGTGGCAACGCTTTCGCCTGCAAGGTCAAAGCGAAACTCCGGGATGTTTTCTATATTGAACGGCGCAATGCCAAGCGCACCAAAATCAAGGAGCGGCTGGTAGGTATTGTAATAATCTATCGCCGTGGTGTTTGAGTCAAACAAATAGCTATTTATGAACCTGTTCGGCAGGTCGAAATCCAGCGGCACGAACTGAGCCCGCACGATGGTTGCCGGCCTTACCCCAGCGATCAAGCTGGGCGCGTAATAGACCTGGGCACCGAGGTGGTCTAGCACCTTTATCGAGTACTCGCCCTCAACCTGTAGCTGTACGGGCGATCCGTTCAGAAGGGGGACGCCGCCGCCGCCAGTCCTTACAGGCTGCGCGATCAGAACGGAAGCCCCGCTTTCCTGATAAGCCCTTACCTGTAGCTGATTGCTTGGTATTTCTGGATCTGTGTCTGGAACCCCAATGTAAATGAACCCGTTAAATACCGGCCGCCCCTTTGCCGGGTCTGGATAATAGCGGTATGGTAGTAATACCTCGTTTTCGTCTGCCATGTTTCACCCTTTTGATTTGGTTTGAGGTGATATTATGAGCCTTACAGTTGGCTTTATCGTATTTCTTGTGGTTCTTTCTCTCCAGTCGTTTGAGCGCGACCTGCTTGCACGCCGGCGTTAAGCTCGCGCGCCATTGTCAAGGCCATCTGTTTGGCCATCTGCGACTTAGGCGCAGAACCTATTCTGATTAGCGCATTGCGCATTACCTGGCTTTCATAGATGCGAGCCAGCGCGCCAGCAGTAGCGCCAGCGGCCATGGTTGTGCCGAAGTCGCCGATCAAAGACCCTGCTGCTGCGGCTCCGACCGGGGCATATAGCTGCTGACCGGATGCGGTTTGCACTCCGGCTTGACCTGCACGCTTAGTTGCTGCAAGAACCTGCTTAAGCCCCTCAATCTGCTTGCGCTGATCACCTTTGAACACAACGCCGGTTTGACTTTCAAGGCGGCGCAGCTCGTTCAGAAACTTATCAGGCGATACATCATCCAGACCGCCAGCCTTGTTGATGGCTCGCTGAACAAGTGTAGCCCGAACGGCTTCTCGCCCTTTTGGTGTTAATGATTCATACAAGTTTTTAACATCGCTGCGCTTCGTACTAAAAAGCAAAGTCTCAGCAACCTCGGGAGTCAAATCACCTTTGTCGAGCACGCTTTTGAGCCTAGTTTTGGTCAGGCGCTCAGCCTCACTTGCATAAATTGCATCTGCTTCTTTTAGCCGGCCAAAATCTCTCGGGGACAAAGCCGCCTTGGCGGCATCATTCATATCATCAGTGAATGACCCATAAACGCGATTTAAAAGAGATTTTGCGCGCGTAGGCATCTGGCTTCTGAGTGGTGAATCGTAAGACTTTATAACATCGCGAAGTTCTGATCGGTTTTTCCTTAAGGTGCTGTAGGTCTGATCTGTTGAGTTCAGCGCTTGCTTGAAACGCTGCAATTCTGCTACTGCTTCACCGCTAGAAACGACACCTGGCTGACTAAGCTCAGCAATTGCGTCATCAATTGCACTGCTTGTTTTGCCGTACCCAACGGCCCCAACAGCTTCTATCTTTGGCAGTAACTCGTCATATCGCTTACCAGCTGCTTTCTTTACGCGCGAAGCCTGAGCTTTTAGGCTGTCAATGATCTGGCTGGGCTGCGGGGTGGGATAGTCAGCCCCTAACGCTTGCACGGCTGCCTGTCGTGCATTTTGCTGGTCTGCTCTAAGGCCACCAGTACCGGCTAACGGGATACGCTCGCCAAGGGTCTGCGCCGACTTGCCGATAAAAGTCTCAGGCTGAGCAACATCGGTAGTCATCAGCGGAATGTTTGCCTGCTTTGCTGCCTGTACGATTTCAGACTGTGACGCCGGAGCATTACGCAGCGCCTGCACGCCGCGCTTTGCGGTATCTACTCCAGCACCAATAGCGCCGGCCGCGATAGGAGCGGCAGCACCAAGCGCGCCAGAGATAGCCACATCCTCGGCATTGAAGTCGCCACCGCCAGCAGCTTGCGCGCCCTCGATTACTGCCTGAGTTGCAGCAGATCCAATGCCAAGCGCTGCGGCCTGGGTTGCGATTCCGCCACCGACAATCTCTGCAAGCCGGCCAGCAGGCGTAAAGGCTAGAGCACCAGCAGCCAGTTGGCCGATATCAGGAAGGGAAAGGCCAGGCGCGTTAACCAGTGCGCGTGCGCCGGTAGTCGGATCGCTGCCAATCAGGTTTCCGGCCTCATCACGCGAGAACTCTAGATTCGGGTTGCGAGCCTTTAAAACCTTCGCCATTTCTTCGTCGTTTGGCGTTACCAGTTGCAGGCCGGCGAACTTGAGCGCATCGCCAAAGCCCTGATCTTGCAGAAGACCCTCAAGCTCTGGCAGTGCCTGAGCCTCTGGCGTCTGCCGATCAGCCCCGGTAAACACGTCGCCGACCTTTTGCAAGGTTCCGCGCTGATCGCTTACTTGCTCGCGAAGGGCCGACTCTCGCTGGCTGGCTTGCGCAATGTCATCAGGTGCTGGCTCGCCACCTTGCTCTGCGCGCTGCATGGCTTGCTCGGCAATTGCTTGGCGAGGGTCTATCGCTGTTTGTGCTGACATGCTATCAGGCGCAGGCGGTGAGGCCTCAGCGGGCGCAGCCTGCTGCGCCGCATAGAGCCTTTTAGCCTGAGCAATGACTTGCTCTTGGCTGGCACCCGAAGGGCCGCGCAGGGTGATCGTCTGGCCGTCCGGGGCTTTGACCTTATACTCTTGGGTGGCCATTAGTTGACAATCTCCCATCCATCAGAAGATTCGGGCGGTGTCGGAGTCGGCCCGCTTGAGCCGCGAGCTGCGAGCCTAGCCTTGGCCTTCTCCATCCCTTCTTTCATGGTTTTTAGGTTGGCGCGCAATGCCTTCTCGGACATGTCCTTACGCACAGCCCCTGCGGCCGAAGTCAATTTCGCGCCCTCAGCTTCGGTAAGCGCGCCAAGACCCTTCATCTGCGCGACGTTAGACAGGAATGTTTTGGCATTGAACGAGTCAAGCTCAGCCTCAAAGTCAGCCGCATCACCACCAGGGCGCGTCGGGAGCGCAGAGCTAAGACCTACCGCATTTGAGAAGCCAGGATGGTTTAACAGCTTGTCTGCGGCAGCTATGCTCTCGTCGATATTCGCAACACCGGAGTCAATGCCTTTCTGATAATCAATTTTGTTCTGCTCTAGCTTGTTCTGCTTTTCTGCGATCTTAACGCCAAGCTCTTGACGTTTCAGGTCGTTCATTTCGGCGTTTTGCTTAGCGGTAAGCAATGCAATATCGCGCGTCATTGCACGGTCGGCGGCGCTCATTGCGGCCCGGCTGTTCTTTCCGGCCTCCGACTGAGCAAAGCGAGCATCTTCTCTGGCAATCTTGGCTTGTTCGGCTAGCGCCTTTTGCTCGGCTTTGCGCTCAGCACTAAACGCTCCGTAGCTGTCCTTGTCCATCGCCGCCCACATAAATTGCAGATTTTTCAGCTCGCCTTCTGGGTTCTGCTTGAAGGCTTGATAGGATCGCAGGGTATCGGTCGGGTCGCCGTTGCGCGCCTTGATTTCCTCGATTCGGGATTGGTATATCTGATCGGCCTGCTGAGGATTGGTCACAAGCTCGCGCGCGAAGCTGGAAGCCTTTTGCTTCTTCTCTGCGTCGACAATGCCGAAGGCCCGCGAAAGCCCCTGGCCAATCTCGGGAAACTCTAGAGTAACTTCGGCCATTTTGTCAGGGTCGCCGCTTTGCAAGGCGGCTTGCGCTGCGGTCTTGGCGGCGGTGAATCGCTCTTGGATACGCGCCTCTTTGGCAGCTTCTTCGTCAATCAGCCGTTGACGTTCTGCCTGGCGCGCCTTTTCCTCGCGCATCTGACCAAGCGTGCCACTGAGGCCAGACAATGCTTGTGACAGGTCGCCGCTTGGCTGTACATAGAAATCACTAGGGCTGGCCATTGCCTATCCTCAGAAAAGCTTCTTAATTGTTTTGACGCCGAAAGTGTCTTCAAGACCTTTAAAGGCGTTAGAAAAATCGCCAGACGTAATGTCGCCAGCCAGCTGGTAGTCACCTTTCAGACCTAGCTCGTTGCCTGGATCGATGTATTCGCCAATGGTGTCGGCGTCGCGCTCTACGATTTTGTTGCCGGTGATCAAGTCAGTCCAATACTTGCTGCCTTCCGAACGGTTGCCAGATGCTACCTGCTGGTTCTCGTTCAGCATGATAGCGGCGGCAAGCCAGCCCCATGGACCAGTAGATGCGGCTGAGCTTGCACCGCTACCAGCAGCAGCGCCACCACTTGCCGCTGCTCCGCCTGCCGCCGCGCCAGATCCAGCAGCCCCGGCGCTACCTGCAAACGTAGAGCCGCCTACAGTACCAGTACCACCTACCAGAGAGCCGCCAAGGCCATAGCCAGCGCCTTGAGTTGCGGCGGCAGACGTTGCGCCGCCAGCAGAGCCGATCAAGCCAGATCCGCCAAGGCCAGCCGCACCGCTGCCAGCACTAAGTAGAGCCGGATTAGCCGCCGCAGTAGCGCCGCCGCCACCCCACAGGCCAGAAAGCTTGTTGTAGGCGTTGTACGCCTGCATTGGGCTAATGCGCGGGCTTTGCTGTTGCGGCTGCTGAGCCGCCTGGTATTGCTGCGCTTGCTCATAGACGTTCATGGGCCGCTTCGGCGGCGCTGGGTTATACGTGAAGGCCATGGTGTTCTACTCCGATCATTGGGTAGTTAACGACCTTGTAACCGCTACGAATCGACACAGCTTCGGGGTTGATGCGCTCAACCTCGTCAGCAATGACGCCCCAGTCTTCACCAGACAACCCAAGGTCTGCGGCCAGCTCATTCCAGCGCCATGTGTAGGTGCGATGGCCGTTCACGTCGCCTACATACTGAATGTCAGACTTTAAGCGGATATCCGAGAATGTATCCCACGCCTGCAAGCCGATGTTTGCGGCAGTTCCTACGTTATTCATGTTCTGCTGCTGTTGAGCATTCGCAGAGTTCGCCGCGCCGATGATGCCTGCTGCTTGGGTTTGGCCTACGCCCGAGATATTGGATGCGATGTTGTTTGCGTTCGATGGCAGGTTGGCCATGCCCTGCAAGCCTGACAGCTGGTTTTGATACGAGGCTAGAAAGGCGTTCTGGTTTGCCTGGGCGAGTGCTTCATTGGCGTTACCAGACCGAAGCCCGCCAGTAGCGGAGGCGTTACGTAATACAGCCTCTTCGCCAACCTTTACGGCATCCGTGTAGAACGGCGACGCCATAGCCCTTTGCGAGATAGTTGTCCCGTCAGAGATAGGGTTGCCGTTAGCGTCCAGGGTGAACCCGTAATCGCTGCCTAGCTTGTTCAGAGAGCCTTCGCGATACGCCTGCGGCAGCTTCTCGGTTTGCTTCAAGTAGTCAAGCGCTTCCTTTTGGGATTGCGATTGAATAAACGCCGCATCTTCTGCGCCCGATTCGCCTGCTCCGCCGCCCATTACAAATACCTCGCGTATATTTTCACATCGTCGCGGTCTTGTACGTGCCAAAACCCGCATGACTTGAACAGCCTTACTACACTCTCTCGCTTGATGCAGCCTATAGTCATAATACACCAAGGCATCGTTTGGCGAGCGAAAAGAAAGAATTCATGCATCACGTCGCGCAGTTTCGATAGCGATTCCCTATCGCTGGAAAAATGGCAGCACAGCGCGTCGCCTTGGCGGGTATAGGAGATATAGACCCTCCCACCAAGCCAGCAGATCACCTCGTAATCAGGCGTCCAGTACAGTCCGTGCATGTCCTCGCACAAGTAAGCTTGGCGGAACATTAGACAGGCACCCAGCCTGTGCGCGCGCCGATAACGGGGTTTACGTACAGGTCATTTGTGTCCACGTCGAGATACTGTCTAGTTTGGTTGGCCGCCTCTATGCCCTCAGGGCTGCCAGCCCCGGTAAGCATGTAGTCTGGGAATCGCGATATGTAGTCATTCACCATCGCGTCAGGCCATCCCGTCATACTCATGACTTCTTGAGCCGACAGGAACAGGCTTTGATTGTCGTTAGCCAATTTCTAAATACCCCCTAGCAAAAGCCATGCGCGCCAGCGATACGCCGCGCAGCTTGAAGCCCACCCAGTTTCTCACGTAGCCCAGGCGATTGATGATAAAGCGCGTGCTTCGATTGCCAGGCCGCCCATAAAGCTGCGTCCATTCCTTGCCGTAGGTGCGCCCGTCATAGGTTAGCGACAGGAATACCGTGGCGTCATCGTATGGCGACTCGCCTGGCACCGTCTCAATGTTCAAGCTATCAATGCTCATGTCTTCAAGGTACATGTACGGCGTATACAGAACCCACTCGGCTTTTTCGCCGTACTGGGTCGTCACCAGCGGGTCAAGGATGCCCAACCGCAGGTCGGCCTTGTCGCCGTACACCCACTTGCCCAGGCGAGGCTCAAACACCCCGTTAATGCCGCGCCATGGCAGCCCAGCAGTGCCGCGCTTTACAATTGTCCATGCCTGATCAATGCCACTAGTAGCGGCTATGGTCTCGTTGAACATCAAGGTTTCGTTGGGTAGGTGCACATAGAAGAATGACGAACCGTCTTCTACCCTTGCCTCCATCGATACATTTGCAAGCTCTTGCTCTTTGTACTGCGCGAGGATGCGGTCTACCGACTTCGTGGATACGGGCCGCGACGTACCAACCCCGACCATATGAACGCCTAGCGCTGCCTCTTTGCGGCCGCCGACAAAGTACCAGTTGTCATTGAGTGAGCACTTGGCATGAGTCGCGACGGCCCCGGCATTGATTGCGCGGCCAGCAATACGGGTAAAGGCAAAGTTCGATGACGCCACGTTGGCAAAAAACTCTGTGGTGTACCTGTTGAATACGATCACCTTATTGTCGGCTGTCTTGCCAACGCCTAGGGTAGGGTCTGGCGACATTTCGGCCGTAGCGAAGGCCAGCGGGGCTATAGAGGATTCGTCCGCAATCTCTGTGTGGTACAGGTACTCGCCATCCGTGAGGAAGTAGTACCCGTCAATCCAGCAGCCATCGATAGGCGTTAACACGTCAGGGTCTAGCACCTGGCGGAACCCGTTCACAGGATCGTACAGGTAGAACCCGCCGCCACCGATCACGGCTTGGGTGTTGAACGAGTAAGGCATTGATACCTGAGTTGAGCCGGGAATGTTGCCAAACCGGTCATTAGACCCATCTGCGTTCACGATGATGAACTGTGAGTAGGAGACGCGGAAGTGATTCTGTAGCCGCTCATTCCACACGCCGCCGCGATCAGGCCCGACGCCAGTGCCGTACTCGGTCAAGCCTGGATGCTGGAGCATGTAGCCAGCAGCGCCAAACATCGGCCTAGCGATGGCGTACATGTTCTCAGGCAGCGCGTCCAGATAGTCAGACTGAACGCTTGTCTTGTCACCCTTGATCAGGTCAATGGGGATTTCCTGTTGCATCAGACCACCAGTGATAGCTGGGAAATCGTTAGTGATGCGGACGGGGACACAGCCCACCCCGAAGCCTCTGGAGTTAATGCATACAGGCCGCCGCCCCCAGCAACGCCGCTAGTGTCTTGCAGCACTTGAGCGGTAAGAAAATCCCCGGCCTCAAGGTCAATAGTCAGATTGAAGCGCTGCGGGATTACGGTTGCTGCGTTATCCAGGCGAGCAAGCACACTGCTGCCGGCCCGCGTGCCATTCAGCAGCAGGCGCAGGAACAGGTTTACAACCCCAGCACCGCCTACGCGCCCAGCCTGAGCGGTAAAGATGAACCGATACTGCCCGGTAATGTTGCACGTCATAGTCCCATCAGCAGCCAAATCAAATTGCGGGGTTGACTGAGCTGGGCCAAACGAGATTTGAAGAGGCGTACCAAGCACGCCGGGTATCTGATTGACTACTGAGTCAGAATCAAGAAAGTCAGCCTGACTAATAACTGTTGGAGTCACAAATGCGCCTGACATGGTTCCCGTTGCGCCATCCATGATTCCCATGAGATAGCCGTCAGAGCAGTGGCACTCTACAACCCCACCGTTCCAGCCATTACTGTTAGTCGCCGGCCCGTCAAGGATGGCAAAGCGACAGGCAGCGAAATAACCAGGAGCCTGCACTTGTTCGACGGTATCGGTTGTCTTGTAAACGTAGCTATTGAATATCCCGCGCGACTGGATGGTGGCGCGGTCTATCTTTTCCTGTGTAAAACTCATGGCTGACTCCCTACGATTACGCGCGGCGCTACTTGGAAGTTGATAACGCGAATGTCTACCCGGCCAATGTCGGTCGTTATCGTGATTTTTACAAGCTGCCATATCGTTGTGCTCTGATCGATAGGCGCAGTCAATCGATAGTCGATGATTGGATCAGCGTTAGCCGAAGAAACGACAGTCAGCCCGGTGTCGCACACCACTTCATAGCTAGTGATGACTTCGCCCGTATGCAGATACGCCTCAAACGATTCTCGGAAGTCGTTCGTTTCGCCCTGCATGATCGTTTGCACACCAGGCGCGTTAGGCGGCAGCGTGTTGTAGTTGTTGTAAAAGCGCGTCCAGCGGCCGTAAGCGTAGTTGCCTGAGCCGATTGGCTGACGTGTCGGGTATTGAACGCCACGGATCTTGTCAGCAGCACAGCGGCCCGCCATGTTCGACAGGGATTGAGACGCCTGAGCCAAGAGAGTGTCTGGCACTTGCTTGTTGAAGTTCGCGATCAAGCGAACCGCTAGGTTATTCTCAAGCGCAGACCAGAACTCACGTGGAACCCCTAGGTCTTCATTCGGGTTCGGCTCGTCGCTAAACAAATACCCAACCGCCATATTCCGTGACGAAAACTCAGCCATCATGGATTCAAGCTCACCAAGCGCAAGCTCAAGATCTTCGGGGTTTGGCTGTACGGTAAGGCCAGAAATGCGCAGCTTTGAGTAAGCCCGCTCAATTATGTCTACTTTAAAGGCAGGCTGTACCATGGGTTACTCCAGCTCAGCCAGTGCGGCCTTAAGAGTTTTGATGCGCTTGGTGTCCCAGCCTTCAATGCCGGCAGCTTTGGCAGCAGCACGGATATCGTCGGAGGGTTCTTCCTCATTCGCTTCTGTAGCGTAGCCAGGCGGATTAACCGACCAGCCGGAATTTAAGTGCGCTTCAAGTTGATCAATATCAACCCGAGCGGCTTCGCATTCGATGCCATGTTCAAAATGGCCTTTCCCTTCGCGGTACACAACGCACGACATAGGAATCTCCAGATAAAAGAAAGGGGGCAGTTACGCCCCCTAAGTATACATCAACCGATCAGAAGCTGACCGCTACACCACAACGGCTTGGATCGGCGATGGTGATGCCGTACCAAGTGAACAGGCGATAACGGAACTGCATGTTGATCATGTTCGCGTCATAGATCATGTACATTTTCAGACCATTTTTCATGGTCTTGTTCACGACCTTCATGCCATCAAACGACTTGAACAGCTCAGCCGGGATGGTTCCGCCCAGGACTTCAACAGCGTCCTTATCCCAGAAGAGGTTAGTCTTCTTGATGGCGTCGGTGTTCACGCGGTTGACGGTCGCGGCGTTCAGAATGCGAGTGTTGATGTTGGCGTATGCCTTTTCCAGAGCGCTCAGGGCCGGATCGTCGAAAGCGATTGGCTTCGGCGAAATGGTCAGGGAGGTGCCGGAGGGCTTGGCCGTCACAGTGAAGGTCATCGCCACGCCAGTGTCAGACTTATCAGCCAGGCCGACAGCCTTAACAGTGGTGCCGCCGTTCGCGAAAGTGATCTTGTCACCCACGTTATACGAAGCGGACGCCGTAACCGGGATGGTCGCATAGCGATAATCCACGTTGGTCACGGTGTTGTTGACGGTGTTCACAGTACCAGCGGTAGGAGCAAACGACTGGTTAGCGGTCACAGTGGTGGCTGGGTCGGCACCGCCTACCAAGTTCGGCAGGAAGGAACCGGTGTACACGTCGAACTCTGCAACGTTCTGACCAACTTGGCCAGTAGCCCAGGTGGTTTCAGGCCGGCCTTGCAGGGTCTGGCGAGCGGCCAAGTCCTTGGCGTATTTCAGATTGTCGCGGTCGTTCAGGACGAAATAACGATCTGTCTTCGCGCCCTGGCGCTCGTTCATCAGCGCTTGCGCTTCTGCGATGAAGTCATAGCCGCTGGTGACGTTGGAGCGAATGAACATGCCGCCCTGAACGCCGACTGCCGAGGCAATGTCTTTGTTCAGCTGGGTGGCCTGTTGACGCCCTGCGGCCTCACCAGCTTTTTCCCAGAAGCGAGTATCGCGCATGTCATCAGCGCGCAGGCTTACGAGGTCGTTGTTCGGAGTGCCGAGGTACGCCGCATAGGTTTCCTCGATAATGCCTTGCTCTTGACCGGTCAAATCCCAACCAGACAGAACAGGACGATGCTGCTGCACTGGACGCCAGATGGTATTGCCGGAGTTTTGCATGGTGCCGCCATCGGGCTCCATGAAGTTGGTCAGCGGAAGAAGCATGTCTTGCGGCTCGTAGGTTTCCAGAGCCTTCTCGAACATAACTTCCGCAATCTTGCCTGCGGTTAAAGTTGCCATCGTTTAAATCCTCACCAAGTTTTAGTGTTTATGCCGGCCTGCTTTGCTTGGGATTTCAGGTCGAAAGCCGCTTGAACGTTGCCCTTCGCGTGCGCTTCCTTGTATTGGCGCAGTAGCTTGGAGCCGTTGTCATTCGGTTTTGCATCGCCCTGAATCTGCGCAGCAGGTGCCGGCGCATTACTCTTGCGTTTTGCTGGCGCTGTCAGCTCAGCCGCGAGCTTTCCGAGATAGGCCGCAGCCTTTAGGCCCTTGGGGTCGTTGCGCATAATGTCTTGCAACTCAGCCCGGCGCGCACTGTTTACGCCCAGGTGGTACATGACTCGCTCCGAACCTTCACCAACCAGATCAATCAGGATGTTCGTGACCGCTTCGCCATCGCCAGGGAATACCTGATCAATTGCGGTGCGAACTCGCTCATCTGCTGACCGATACAAGTCGGGGCTAATCCCGCTTTGCTCTGTAAGCCGTGCTGCACGCTCATAGTGCTTATCGACTGACGCCTCAATTGCCTGCACGTGCTCAAGAGCTGCACGTTCGCGGTCAAGCTTCTGCCGTTGGGTCTGCTGCTGCGCAGCCTCGGCGTTATACGTCCAACGCGCCATGGCGACGGCGTAAGCCTCGTCCGGGTCGTCTTGGTCGTAGAACTGTTCCCGAATTGGTTTAGCCCCAACTTGCGGTGCTTGATGCTGCTGGTTCTTGATTTGCTCCAACTGCTTGCGGAGTTCGTCAATCTCGGAGTCCTTCGCCTCAACCTTTGCGCGGAGCTTTTTCTTAGCCGCCGCAACATCGCTATCGGTGAATTTCTTCTCAGCACCTTGCGACTCTGGCTCGTCGCCTTTCATCCAGTCTTCGGCGTCTGCCTTTGCGCCTTCGTCCGATTCATCAAGATCCGCATCTTGCGTCTCGTCCTCTTGCCCTTCGGCCGCATTCACAATCTCTTCATCTGGCGCATCTTGCGGAGGTGCTGCCCGACTAGCTTCTTGTGCTGCGTTTTCTGCTCGTAACTGATCCAGATCCATATTTTGCTCGCTTGGTAACGATGGCCCAGTGATTACCCGCTGGTAGGATTGCGTTTTACCTGTTCGCCTCAGTGGTTTGTAGCGTATCACGCCAGACTATCGCGTCAAGTCAGCCGATAGATTCCGCAAATATCACAGGCATAAAAAGACCCGCCGAAGCGGGTCTAGTTCCGTGGTGGTCTGCCTAATGGCATCAAGCCGCGCCACGGTGCAGCCTTATGCGTTGCCGGCCATCCGGCTGATTACAGTGTAGCTACATTCCCTGCTGTTGCAATCGAGGCTGAACACGACCACGCAGTGCGCTTCCAATCTTCGTGGCGTTGTCGATAACCTGGCCTGCTGTTTGAACCTGCTTGTAGTTGATTTCCGCCCCGATCTTCTGAGCGTCAACTTGCACTGCTGCGCGATCAGTCTCTGCGCGGAATGCGTCAATCTGCGTCTTGGCTGCGTTGTTCTGCGCGGTCTGCTGATCGTTGATAGCCTTGCGCTCGGTATCCATCTGGGCGGCCTGGCCTTTGAGCAGCTCGGCTTGGGCCAGCAGCATGTTGGCGTCCGGTTGTTTAGGCGCGTTCGCCATCTGTTCCATCATGGCTTTCTCTTCGTCAGTCTCAGGCTCTACAAAGCCGGCTTGGATCAGCTGCTTACGGGCGGCCTTGCGTACTTGCTCCATGTTGATGCCGTCAATAAGCGTCAGGGATTGCAGGATGAGAGACTGCGCCATCTGAGGATTGAACGCGGCCAAGCCCTCAGCCATGCGAGTGAGTTGGTCAATCGTCTGCTCTTTCTTGGTCGCGTAGCTCGGGCCAATCTCTGCGAAGACGTCGTATTCAGTGTTTGTCAGGTCGTTCAGGAATACCAATTCACCGGTCTGCTTGTCCTGCACGGCCTCCATGATCTTGGCATTCTTGGTAGTGCCGTCTGGCAGGGTCAGGGTAACGTCGCGCGGGGCGTCGTACACTTCTACCGCCATGGATGCGTATACCTCAGCGTCGCGGCGCTTAGCGTGCTTTAGGTTCTGCTGATAGACGATGGACTGTTGATCAAGGCGGTTAGTCAGGGCGATAACGGCTTTGCCTGACAGGTCAGGGTCAGCAATATCCTGCGGCAGCCCAGGGTTGGCCACGTCTTCCACGGCCTGGCGCGTCAGTTCGATCATCACGCCAAGTGCTTGCGGCATGGTCTGCTCGGGCATTACACCAACAGGGCCGCCTGGAAGTGGCTCGCCAGACGCTGCCAATCGGTTCTGCAAGTAATACGGGTAGTTGTTATCCGCGCCCGCCTCTTCATACATCTTCTCAAAGCCTTGCAACTGCTCGGCATAGAACATTGGCTTAGGGCGTGGCGAGCGGCTGACGATATCGGCCAGGTAGCTCATCTGGAAGTTACGCAGGCGCTGCGGGTCTTTGGCTAGGCGGGTAATGCCCTCATAGCACTCCTCTCCCTCGACAAACGCGCGCTCGCCATAGGTCGGCACGACTGGCAGGTTCTCGCCGGCAATGACTTCGCCTTCGCGCTCGCCGTCAGGGCCTTCCTTGCCGTTAAGGATCGCCTCACCGGATGCGATGTATAGGCGAACCTCCCAGCGCTTAAACTCGCGCTCGCTTTCGATCTTGTAGCCAGCGTCGATCAGCTCGTCCATGACCTCGACTAGATCAGACTCGCGCAGCACCAGCGGCTGACCGAGCGGGTCAATCAGGGTGATGACCTTGTCCTTGACCTTGCGGCGATGGTAGAAACGGGCGATGTAGATCAGATCGTTGCCACTGCTGCGCCAAGGGAAGCCATACGACTGCTCAGGGAATGCGAAGTCGGCAGGGCGCTCGCAGTCTTCACCTAACTCTTCGTCACCCTCATCGTCGTAATCGTCTGTGTCACGGCCAAGGTCACGCTTGAGTTGTTCGTACCCGCCAGGCGAATACGCCTCAAGGATCGACACGTACATTGCGTCGGACTTGTCCAAGCGCTTAGCGTTTGGGTCCCAGAAGCAGTTGTTGTTGGCCTCATAGACCGGGCGACGGCGGATCACCTGATTGTCTACGCCGGCCCTGTTGCTGGCGTACTCGGTGTAAAGCTCCCATGCCCCAACCCCACACACTACGGCTTCACCTACGGCGTTATCGTAAGCCTCAAGCGATGTGTTGGTTCGGTCGTCTGAGAGGTACAGGCCGTCGATGATATCCGCGCCATCCTCGCGCGAATCGCTCTTGGGCTTGAAGTTGACCTGAACCGGGTTGGCCCGAAGGTCGGCCATGATCTGGCGGCCAGCCTTGCGCAGAATGTTGAACTCGCCACGGTATTGCAGCGTGGTCTCGCCCAGGATTGCCGAGTCCCACTGACTGACGTGGTAGAACAGCATGTCGTCAGACGCTTTAAGGCGTGTGTCCTGGCCGTGGCAATACGCCTTGCCCTGCAATTCCTGTAGCTTCTTGAGTGTCAGCATTTTATCTGCCCATTGGCCGGATCGGACGTGGAATGTGTGCGACGACAGCGGCACCTGTGATGTCCTTCTTCTGCTTCGCATACCTGCGCATCATGTATGCATATCTTGTTGCTGAAAGCAGGTCGTCATTGATTTTAACTATATTGCCAGATTCGTCCCTATGGTAGTTCAGTTTTTCCTCAAACCAGTCAGAGAGAGTGCTGAATACCTTGAGCCGACCGGTGGTCATGCGTTCGTAAAGTTCGACTAGGCCAATCTCCACGCCGTTGCCGCCAGCCTGCCAGGTCGCATGCTCCGGCATCATCTGCCAGCCTGCATCGACGTAGGCTTTCTTCTGCTGCTCACCGCTGCCTTTCTCTGTCTGCAATCCGTCATGCGGCCATGCCGTCGGAACACCAAGGCACCACGCCTTGATAGCGCCCCACACAGTCGAAGGTGTGACGCGTGACTTCTTCCAGGCTTGAGCCACATAGATCACGTCCATGTCACGATCAATCCATAGCTGCACATGCGCCTGCGGGTGATCCCAGCCGAAGTCCATGCCGTTAACAACCCAGTAATGCGGCGGGCATTCGAATGGCTGGCACTTAATCTGATCGTCGCCGAAGTCAAAGATCAGACCGGCACCCAGCAGCGGCAGACCTTTTGTGCGCATATCGCGCTGCCATTCAGGATATGAGCCAATCAGTGCCGCCTTCATGTCGGCGTTCAAGTGCTTGGCATCATCCCATGTCGCGCGCTGGATGTACTGCGACGGGTCGGGCGTGTCCATAAACTTGACGACAAGCTCAGTGCGTCCGTTCTCCGGGGTAAAGGTCAGGATGCCGCGACCGCCTTTCCCCTTGTCGCCGTTGATCGTCCGCGTAATAACCTGTGGATAAATATTCTTGTCTTTGGGTTCTTCGTCGATGTGATACCAGTCAACCACGTCACCCATTAGGGCGTGCTGGCCTTGGCTGTAAGACCAGAACTGACAGACGGCAACGCCGCCGCTTGAGTGCTTGACGCGAACCTCGCTCATTGCACCCGGCGTACCAATGGCTGAGCGCCAATCGACAATCCGATCAGCCGGTATCAGTCCGCCAGTCCACTTGCCAGCCTCAAGGCGACCGAACAGAGCAGCCTGTAACAGGTCGCGCGTCTTCACCATGGAATAACCGAGCAGCCAGCAGCGTGGCGCGTGATCGAATCTGTGGCCAGGGTAGCTAGCAGGATAATCACCAAGTAGGTGCAGGGCATCGATGGTCAGCCCTGTGCGCGTCTTCCCGACTTGGTTCGCAGCCATGAGCATGGCCGCGTAATGCGTGGCGGTAGCTCCGGCAAACTTCAATTGCCAGTCATACAAGCTCTCAAACTGCAAAAGCGCCAGCCGTTTAGCCTGACGCTTTTTCTTTTCCTCCAGAAGTTGAAGCAGCTCAACCTTCTGCGTTCTTGAGAGCTTCAATGCGGCGGTCAAGGTCTTCCTCCGTCAAGTCGGTGAAATTGATCGAGCCGCTGTGCTCGGTTTCCAGCTTGTCTGTATACCCGTGCTTGGTCATAACCAGCTTGGCAATCGTCGGGTTGAAGTCACCAGAAAGGCCGCCATTCAGCAGTTTTCGCTCTTGCGCCTGGGCGATATCCCTAACAATGTCAGAAAACTCAGGTTTATCCCCTTCTTTTGCCCACGTATGACAGGTTTCTCGACTAATACTCAGCTCACACGCAAGGCCAGCGATGCTCGGTATACGGTCGCCGTAGTCCGCATAGTTCAGGACGTAATCACGCGCCTTCTCTAGCAGTTCTGGTGTGTAGATGCTTGGTCGCCCGCCTGCCATGTCAGAAAGCCCCGCAATACTTACAGATCAATACGCCAAACGCTGCACCAACGCCGATTCCGCCAAAGGAAATAATCACGTAATCCCAGAACCTTTCTTTAATCATCAGGCCTGCCCTCTATCGGATTTGCTCACTTAAAAGCCCTCGTAGTCGTCGCGCATCATTTACTGCCTGCTTTCTTGGACTTGCGCTGGCTTAGCAGTACTTTCGCCGCCAGACAACTTGTCATAGTTTGTCCCCGCCACTGCCAGGACTGCCGCGCCTATCGCTAGCCAGACATTTCGATTCATGCTGCGCGCAATCTCAAGAATCGGCCTGTTCGTGGCGTTCTCAATCTGCATGGCGTGAGTTTGCTTCTCAACCTCAATGACCCGACCGGTCAAGTCCTCAAACCCCTTCTGGGTATGGCGCAATTCGATCACCAAGGCCCTCACGTCGCTGCACAGCTCGCCAAGCTTCGACATGCTGTCAACGTGCATCGCTTTGATTGCTCGCATTTCCTCCATCACCAGTGAGTTTTGATCGGGCATCGTGAAACCTCTTGATCTTTCGTCCATCCCTTACGTGAAGGATGACAATTGCGAATACGACGACTATGGCGACGACGATAAGCGCTTTGAGTTCGCCCAATTGCGCCACTCCATAGCCAATATGATGATTATCCAAGCCGTAATGCATGCATCGGCGTAGATCAGATTGTTAAGGAGTGTATCAAGGTTTAGGAGTTGTTCAAACGAGACCATGCCGGCGATGGCGGCCGAGACAAGGAAGACTGTGCGCCCGTAGATCAGGCCAAGGAAGGAATCGACTAGGGCGATCATGCCGAACACCAGAGCAATCAGCGTGCTGTCGTACACGTACCCGGTAGTCAGCGCCAAGTTAGCGATCAGCAGCGCCGAGTAGTGGATGGCGATATCTCGCGCCACCACTACCGATAGCAGGATGCCGGCAACGCACACCCACGCTTCTATGCTCATTGCCGATAACTTCCTAGACCGTCTTTCTTGGTCGATTTAGGCTTAGGCATAAAGCTTGGCGCTGGTTTCTTTGCTGGTTTTGCTGGTTTCTTCTTGCTCATCGCGTAATTCCTTTTGGTTGGCATTACTTGGTCACATGAGGCCAAGCGCAGAATCCATGATCACCTGTTGACCGAGCTGCATCAAGCCAATGCAGTGCAAGTCTTCCGACTTCGGGCCAAAGCCGAAGGTTTCCACCCCGCCATCAGCTCCCATCATGACAAATACGCCAGTGACGCATGGTGACTGCTCACCGCTTTCTAGTTGCTTTACGATTTCTTTCAGCGCGGCGATTGGGTCGGAGAACTGGCTCTGATGCAGCGGAACAACCTTGAGGTCGGTCATTGTTTGACGCCTTTTGCAAATTCGGTCATAGCGTTAAGCGCGTAGCTGTATTCGTCGTAATTCGGGCCAAGTCCTTCTACCTCGCCAAACTCAAACACCAGCCGCGCCAACTCTTGCAGGTTCGCGTGCTTGATTGATTCGCTGGCTCGCAGCGTTTCCAACTCTTCTTGCTGATTCATTCCGTCACTCCCCTGTATTGCCGTTGGTTGATTATACATGATCTTGCGCCTTTTTCAGTTCGCGCACCTTCGCCCTGTACTCTTTGGTTATGGCCTTCAGCTGATCTACGGTGTAATGCCTTGGCCGGTGATCGTGCTTGAGCGCCATCGCGGCCTCTTCGCCTAGCCTGGCAATTACCCCGGCCTCAAAGCCTTCCTTGACCGACTCACCCTTACGCGCGTACTTTGCCGACCCGCCATTGCATGCCTTGCACTGTAGCCAGATGTTGTGAGGCTCTAGGCGCAGCTCAGGACGCGCGCCCTTGCCCATCCAATGCCCTGCATCGAATGCGCCGCCGATCTTCCAGCCTTGGGCCGCTTTGACCTCTTCCTGACTTGCTTCGCAGCTTATGCACCCGCTGCCCAGCGCTAACTCTTCCAGCCGGCGAAAGTCTCTGACGGCCTTCTCTGCATCGGCAACATGGTCGCCATAGGTCTTGAGTTTTTCCTTGCGCTCTCTGGTGTCCCGCTTATCCTCGCGCGCCAACTGCGCCTCACGCTTCTTGCGTTGAATGGCCGCTATCACTAGCCCGCACTTGTAATGGCAAACCGTCTGCATTGAGTTTTGCGGCGTGAACATCTGCCGGCACTCTGGCGACTTGCAGCGCTTTGGCTTTGGCGGTTTCTGCTGCATCACGCAAAACTCCCCATCATGTCAGCAGCGGCCATAGCATCGGCCTCGGTTTCGAAATGAGCAGACAGGACCAATCGCCAGCACGCCGCGAACACATCCCGATAGAGCTGGCCGAACGAATCCTCATCCATCTGCGCCCAAGCTATCGACTTGGCCTCTTTGCGTACACCGTCAGGCGTTTGCACTAGAGCGAAGTGCCCAGCCTCAACCGTCACCCACTCCCGAAAGGCTTCGCGGCTCTTATCGACTGCCGGGAATCGTTCGGCGCGCTCAAGCTCCAGCTTCTCAATGTACGCCTTTACCGCATGCTGCAATTGCCCTGGCTTGCCGTTTAACTCTTCGAAGTACTTGGCCAGACCATGTATACCTCTGGCTTCCTGGCGCGGCACTAGACCGCCTTTCGGCTCCCAGTACTCATACGACAGTTCAAGCATGGCGAAGAACTTGCCATGGAATCTCCCGTTGCGCATGCGGGCGAACTTGCCATGCACGCGCTCGCCGGCTTTCCACTTCTGCACAATCTCACGGTCTGCCTCTGTAGCCGGAACAAGACCCTGAGCAGTGCGGATAAGGCATACGTCAGCCATACCGCCTGGCACTCCCTATCTCATAGGCGGCGCGAACTATGCAGCGGCGAATAATCTGCATTTTTTCACCGAATCCAAATGAGCGATGCTCGCCGCCACCGCTTGCGCATCCCCTTGGCTCAACCCCGGTTATCGTCTTTGCGCATATGCTTCGATCATCTGTAACTAGCCCAAGGTTTAATTGCGCGGCCAGTCGAAGTGCGTCGCCGTCATCGTTAAGCGGATTCCATTCAATTGCCCGCTGCTCTGGATGCTGACTTGGGTCTCCGCTCCACTCTTCGACGATCATATGCGGCATATCGCACAGATAATCAAGCTGAAACCCAGCAGCCCTAGCCGCGCCTTCCAGCAACTCCCTATCAGTCAGGCCGCTCATTTGGGCTGCTCAACTTTGCGGTAGCCGGCCAGATAGAAGCGCTCAGCAATTAGCTTGGTTGCTCCGCCGCTTGAAGGCTGCAAGTCATCGACCATTTCATTAATAGCCGCCTCCCGCTGATCTGCGGCTATCTGCTCTGGTGTGCGGCATGCTTTCACGTTATGCAGATAGCAGCCTTCGTAACCGTCATTGTGGCGCACGATAATTGTTTGGCCGTCATGCGCCACCACTTTGCCGCCGATCCAGCCGTACACCGGGCTAAACCATTGCAGATCAATCCCAACCGGAGGCAACCCATCCTGCGGGCCGCTCCAGGCTGGAGAGGATGGGCGCGGGATGCATTCCGACAGCGGCCTAGGGGTAGGGTCAGCAATAAAATTGCTGTCGCAGTCTACTCGGATCATATAGCGAGATTCGCCATCAAGCTTTACCCAGTGAGCCACGTACTTATGACAGCCCGGACGGAAATGCGTAGCCCCTTCCGGCGCGCCATCAAACAGTTTTGCGATTTCTTCCTGAGTCATTGTGCTCATTTGATACTCCTCAACATCGAATAGACTTCGGCCTGCGACTTGGAATGACCAAGGCATGCATATTTCAAATCGAGTATGGCCGACCAAAATAGCCAAACCGGATCGTGGATATGCTTGAACTCCGCATCAGTGATCATCCGTGCGAACTGGCCTAGGTTGCTTTCGCAGATCAGGATTGTGGCGGCGTCTAGGCGCTCTACGCTCCACTGGGTTTTCATTTGTCGTCAACCCAATGGCCAGCCTCAAGGATTTGCAGCAGCTTGGCTTCCTGCTTCTTCCTAGCCTCTGCTCCGGCGGCGGCGGCGGCGGCGGCGTAGGCGGAGGCGTAGGCGTCGGCGGAGGCGGCGGCGGCGGCGGCGTAGGCGGAGGCGTAGGCGTCGGCGGAGGCGGCGGCGGCGTAGGCGGAGGCGTAGGCGTAGGC